AATGCTTCCTGTGCCGACTGGAAGGCATCCGCCGGCAGCAGTACACGGAAGAACATCATGTGTTTTATGGTGGCGGACTGAGAAAAGTCAGTGAGGAGAACGGCTTTAAAGTCTATCTGTGTAGAGATCACCACAAAGACGGACCAAGAGCCGCACATAATTGCAGAGAGACGCGTGAACTATTATGCCGGATATTTCAGAGAAAGTACGAAGAAACCCATACGAGAGAAGAATTCCGAGCATTAGGTATAAAGAATTATTTGGAGGATGAGCATGATGACATTACAAGAGATATTTCGAGTGCAGGAAAGCTATAAATTGCCGGACGCAATCATGGAAGTACTGATGTCTAAAGAAGCAGAAAAATATATAAGGGTGGTAAAAGATAATAAAATCGATATTCGTGACACGTTCCAGGAAGAACAGGGCGATCGGAACAGATTGAAACAAGATTTTACACCAGACTGCCTCTGCAGACTGGTAGCGGATCTGATGAAGAAAGGCAGCTGCCTGGATATGTGTTTCGGAACAGGCGCACTCAGTAAAGAGGCAGCACGAACACATAATATCGAGATTGAAGAACAGGAATACAGTGAAAGAACAATCCCGTTTGCAATTCTGGACGCATGTGTGAACGGGCTGACTGGTTGGATAAGTCGGAACGACTGCTTGAGAGATGAAACATATCAGGTGTACAGGTTGACGAAACATCAGGATATTAGTCTCCCAATCATAGAAGAGACAGATAGGGAAGTAGGTCAATACAATAATGTGATCATGAATCCGCCATATTCCATGAAATTTCCGGATGCAGAGTGGTATCCGATAGTCGGATTTACGATACCGAAAAGTAAAGCGGATTACGGCTTCCTACTCCGAGGGCTACAGCACCTGAAAGAAGACGGAAGACAGATTGCAATCCTGCCACACGGAGTACTGTTCAGAGGTGCAGGAGAAGGAAAAATAAGGGAGTGGCTTATAAAACAGCACTTGATTAATGCGGTAATAGGACTTCCGGACAAACTTTTCCTGAATACAAGCATTCCGGTATGTATCGTGATCATGGAGCGGGATTCGCCAGATATATTCTTCATTGACGCAAGTGAAGAATTCCAAAAGCAATCCGCACAAAACGACATGACGGATCAGCAACTGAAGAAAATAGTTGATTGTTTCCGCGAGAGAACAGACGTAGAGAGATATGCTCATAGAGCCTTATACGAGGAAATAGAGAAAAATGACTACAACCTAAACATTCCAAGATATGTTGATATCTTTGAGGAAGAAGAACTTCCAGACATAGGAGCAATACTAAACACTCTTGGCCAGATAGAGACAGAAGAACGAAAGACCAAAAGCCGGTTATACGATATTCTTGAAAACTTAACAGGAAGTCCGGAAGACATAAGGAATGTGAAAAAGCATCAGAGCTTAATGAAAGGGGAAAGACATGAATCTACAGTGCCGACAGATACACATAACTGAAATATGCAATATAGAACGGGCAGTAACTGAGAAAACATATAAGGCAGGGAGCTGCTACATAAAACTGAGCGCAGTAGATGATTATGTCGGGCAACTGCAGAAACCTGGGGCAATAGATCCGAGATATGCAGTATTAGAACCAAAAGAAGAAATCAACGCAGATTACATGTATATAGCTATTTGCAGGAGTTTTCCGGAATTCTTAAGAAAATACAGAACAACTATAAATCTACAATTCAACACATTGAAGCGCTTCGAAATACGTTGGCACGACGATAGGGAAATACAAAAATATATTGTAAATGCACTCAAGACAGTAGAGAAAGAAATAAATCTGGTTGAAGACCAGATAGAACATGAGAAAGAAGTAAAAAGATGGTATCTGGAAAAAATGATGATGTAGGAGGTGCTGAGAGATGAAATGGTGCAATGTAATGAATATGTGGTGCTCTGACATGGATAAAGATGATTGCGACAACGTAATGTGCGATGGAGACTGTGATGATTGTGAAGAATGCGAGGAAATCAATCGATGCTGACACTAACAATAAAAAGAAAGTGGTTCAACATGATTCTTTCTGGAGAAAAGAAAGAAGAATATAGAGATATTAAAGATTATTACAAAAGCAGATTTTCTAAAGTGCTTGGAATGGATCCGAACTGGCTCACTGATTTTGCACTTCAAAAGAGTTCACAATTTGAAGTAAAGTTTAATAATGGATATTCCAAAGACTGCCCATCTTTCATAGCTGACTGCTCATTGTCGGTGGGTGAAGGAAAAGAAGAGTGGGGAGCGGAAAAAGGAAAATGTTATTACATACTCCACATAAAGAAGATTCGATGGAAAAGTACGGATAATTCAGGAGGATATTTAGATGAGATTGATTGATGCAGATGCAGAAATAAAGAAGATTGAAGAAGAAATAAAACGCTCATACAAAGCCATTGACCGCTGGAGATCAGGAAGAATGCCTGGCAGCAGTCTATATGACATAGACGAAAAGGTACGAAGAATTAAGAGAAACATAGAAGATTGCAGAATAGAAATCAAAATGCTGAAAAGCTACACTACAGCATACAATCCGGAAAAGGTTGCAGAAGAAATGAGAGATCATGCCGTTGAATTCGAACTGTTTGGAACGTGTTCGGATTATGTAGAAATAAATCATGCAATCGAAGCTATAAAGCGAGGTGGAATTGTTGAACAGCCAAGAATATGACCAGATAGAAGAAGCAGCCAACAGACTGCAGCATGAAGCGAGCGTCAAATGCAGCAGAGAGCTTGAAAAAGCTCAGAAGTATAAAGAAGGTTACACACAGGGAGTAGAAGATCTGCTGAGATGCATAAGAAGAGGTGAATAACATGGAGATAAAAGAAAAATTAAAACACTGGATCATAATGGTACTGACAAACCGGTGCCTGGGATGTTGCTTATTCTGTGAGTGGTGGAATATGTGTAAATGGGAAACAGAGGACAGGAGGAAGAAATCATGATACAGAAACACCCAAAAGATTGGCATGAAGTACTTACAAAAGAAACGGAGAGATAAAGAATGAGTTTACAAGAATGGGCAAAAAATGAAGTTGAAATCGCATGCAAAAGAGAAAATCCGGATAGAAAAGAAGGCGAATTTGATTATGGATGCGCTTGCTACGAAAGTGCATTAAAGGCATTTGAGAGCTTATGCGAAGATGGTCACAGTGGTATGAGTATCGGATTCACAAAACAGATTTTGAATAGACTGATCGATGGAAAGCCACTGACTCCGATAGAAGATACAGAGGAAATGTGGAAAAGACCATGGACAGATAAGAAAGGAAAACAATATCAGTGTTCGAGAATGAGTAGCTTGTTTAAAACAGTAACTCCGAATGGAGAAATAAAGTATTCAGACATTAATAGGTGTTACTGTGTTAATCGCAATCATCCTAATTATGGATACCACAATGGGTTTATCAGAAGTATATATGATGCGATGTATCCGATCGCGATGCCATACGCACCGGCGGATAAACCGGACAAAATAGTTTGTGATGAGTTACTCACAGATCCTAAAAATGGAGATTATGATACAAAAGCAATAATTTACATAGAAAAACCGGATGGGAAGAAAGTGAAAATAAACAGATATTTTAAAGAATCCGAAGAATCATTTAAGGAAATATCATGGTTAGAATATCAAATCCGCAGATACAAAGACTGGAGAAGGAGGAAGTGGTTAGGAAATGACGAGGAAAGACATTCTTAAAAAATACGGATTCAGCTGGATGAGCAACGTCAACCTGAAGGAAGAGCTTTCGGAACAGGCGGCAGCAGAATTCGAAGATCTGATAAGAACCCTGGCCGAACATAACCGTGGACCGGAACCACCAGAAACAGGCTGGAAGAAACAGATGTACAGCCAATTCATGAAAGGAGCAGGCAGATGACGCGAAACATGATCATCGTGATATGGACAACAGTATTCCTGCATCCTGTGATTTTTCCGTGTGTTTTACACACAGCAAAGGAGATAGAAAAATGGTGGGACAAGAAGAGAGTGCTGTGGCACGTAGAGCAGCTCCGGAAGATAGAAGAAAAATATAAAGAATAGCACCAACCGGGTATTGTATCACACGCAACCGGACGATATAGAATTCCAGCCGGCAGCAGAATGCACCGTGCATAAAGAAGGGAGGAAAAAGGAAACAGACATTATGGTAGAAAAGGTGAATAAATAACCGAAGAAATAAACATGTGCGACATCGCACAGACGAATAAAGAAAAAGGGTGAGTGAAAGTAACATAAAAACAAGCAGTAGATCCGTCCTGCCAGACACATATCTACTGCTCATCACTTATACCTAAGGACATTATAACATAGATGCCTCTTAGGTTTCAAGGAGGGTTACTATGTATAATACCAATATTAAAGCGGAAGTTATTAATAATGTCATTTTCCGGATGTCTCAGTATGTAGACAGAACAACTCTGGACATCCTGCAGAAGATACTGGAAGAACAACTGGTTGCGGTAAACATGGAAGAGATTACCACACTCCCAGCAGAGTTAAAAGTATCTTACGAAGAGCAGAACCGGTACTACATCGGTCTTATGATGATCAAAAAGAAAAATCTCCGGCAGGTCACAAAGAACCAGTACAGAGATGCTGCTACGAGATTAGCAACAGCGCTGAATAAACCATTGAATAAAATTGATGAGATTGACATCGATTATTATTTGCACTGGTATTCGGAACGATCTGGAAAGAAAGGCAATAAGAATACAGCAGCAACCGTAAATAATGAGAGACGGTACCTGTCTGCCTTCTTCACATGGATGCGGAAAGAACACTTTATAACTTTCAACCCAGTGGAGAATACGGAAGCACTGAAAGAAGTGAGAAAGCCGATTGACTACTTCCGGCCAGCAGAGATGGAAGAGTTAAGGGAAGGCTGTGAATCCAAACGCGACCGTGCCATTATTGAAGTGTTCCGCAGTACCGGAGCAAGAATCGGAGAGATTGCGCCACTGAACCGGGAAGACATTGACTGGAGTACAGGAGATATCATGATCCTGAGTGAAAAGAGCGAACGCTATAGAGTAATCTATCTAGATGAGGTGGCAAGGTTCCATCTAAAGAGATACCTCGACACCCGTACAGATGATAATCCGGCACTGTTCGTTGCTCAGAGGAAACCTTTTGCGAGACTTTCCGTCAATGGATTAAGGGACGTTATCAAGCGGATTGGAAAGAGAGAAGGTATGTCATGCAGGGTATATCCGCACAAGATGCGTAAAACGCTCGGCATGAATCTCAAGAACCGTGGAGCAGATATTGGTATTATACAAGAAATCATGGGACATGCAAGTCCGGAAGTAACAGCAAGATACTATGCAGAATCCACACCAGAAACCTTACGAAGCGTCAGAATCAGGACGTCGGCGTAAAGGAGATAATATGAATCACGAAGGGTATAAGGACACAACAGCAGAAAAGGCAATAGCAAGGTATAACAGGATGCCGTATCATATGCGGAGAGCGTTAAAAGATCTGCAGGATATAGCCAGTCTGTTCGGATTCGAAATCCTGATCGTTCGCGACAGACGAACAGGAAGGAGATATAAAGTTGAAGATCAGACCGATTAACGAAGATAAATATGGCATTAACAAATATCAGTTTTTGGAAGTAAAATATCACTGTTTACAATATCCGGAATGGAGAAGGGAACTCGCAGAACTTACAAATACTATAAAAGCCATGCAATATGGTCAGGAAGGAAAAGGCAGTCCGAGCCAGGCGTCCGCTACAGAGCGCCTGGCTATCAGGCGTGTAGAACTGGAAGAAAAGTGCAAGCGAATCGAACAGACAGCAATTGAAGCAGATCCGGAGATCTATCAGTGGTTGCTGGAAGGGGTAACTACAGAATATGCTACATACAGATACTTGAGGGATGCAAAAGGGATGCCGTGCGGAAAGAAAATGTACTACGACAGAAGACGGAAGTTCTATTACCTCCTGTCAACAAAATTTAAAAAGAGGGGGACTCAGGATACATAAAAGTGTGTTATTATGATATTGTCCGAAAATTGAAAAGGACATACTCACCCTGAAGGTGGCAGCAGATGATGTTGCCACCTTTTTACGTGAAAACAAAAGATAAAACGAGATTGTTGAAAGATAAAAATCAAAAACGAAATGAATGAGGGGTGGTGAGGCGTGGCAAGAGCACCCGATCAGAGGGCTATTGAAGCGAAAGAATTATACGACAAAGGGCTGAAATTAATTGAGATTGCTAAGGAACTGGATGTTCCGGTTGGGACAGTCCGGAGCTGGAAGAACAGACAGTGCTGGGATAATGCAACGTTGCAAAAGAAAAAACGCAACGTTGCGAAAAAAAGAGGCGGTCAGCCAGGGAACAAAAATGCCAAAGGGCATGGCGGGACAGGGCCGCCGGGAAACAAGAATGCAGTTAAGACAGGAGAGTTCGAAACTCTCTTTTTTGATACCCTGAATCCGGAAGAACTGCAGCTGGCCGAGACGATTGGACTCGACAAAGAGCAGCTGCTCCTACAGGAAATGCAGCTACTTACGGTTCGTGAATACCGCATGTTGCACCGAATAGAAGCATTGAAAAATGCTGAAACACAGCAAAACGAGGATGAGAAGTCGCCACCGGGAATGACGGTAGTAAAATACACCGATGGACTGGAAAAAGGAGACTGTACAGAACTAAAAGAATATGCCGGAATACTTGGCCAGATCCAGCAGATAGAAGATGCACTCACGAGGGTACAGGCCAAGAAACAGAAGGCAATCGAAGCTATCCATAAGTTTGGCTACGATGATGCCAAGTTAGAACTTGCTACGATGCAGTTAGAACTCCAGATCATGAAACAGGATGGAGGATCGCATGAAACAGCGGACGACGGATTCATGGATGCCATGAACGCTACAGCTTCAGAAGTTTGGGGTGATCAGGATGTATGAAAAGATCACAAATCTGAAGAAAAAGCTCCAGGCTATGAAGAAAAGCCGTCTGCAGACAGTATATAATCAGATATTCAAGTTCAAACCGTTCTCAAAAAAGCAGAAACAGGTACTGACATGGTGGTGTGCGACGTCGCCCGTAAAAGATTACGATGGGATTATAGCAGATGGAGCTATCCGATCGGGAAAGACAGTGTGCATGTCGCTATCCTACGTGATGTGGGCGATGGAAACGTTCAACGGACAGAATTTCGCCATGTGCGGGAAAACCATCGGATCATTTCGAAGGAACGTACTGTTTTGGTTAAAACTCATGCTAAAGGCAAGAGGCTACGGTGTAGTAGACCACAGAGCCGACAACCTGATAGTGATCACAAGAGGAAAAACGACTAATAACTTCTACATATTCGGTGGAAGGGACGAAAGCTCCCAGGATCTGATACAGGGAATCACACTGGCAGGAGTCTTCTTTGATGAAGTGGCGCTTATGCCGGAAAGTTTCGTGAATCAGGCTACCGGCCGATGTTCGGTAGATGGATCGAAGTTCTGGTTTAACTGCAACCCTTCCGGACCTTACCATTGGTTTAAGGTCAATTGGATAGACAGAGCTGTTGGATACATTGGAAAAGAACGGGCAGCAGAGTTAAGGGCGAAAGATGAACCGGTCAAGAATATCCTATACGTACATTTCGTAATGGATGATAACCTGAGCCTCAGCGAAGAGATCAAAGAAAGATACCGGAATACATACAGAGGGGTATTCTACAAGCGTTACATTCTCGGCTTGTGGGCGATGGCGGAAGGTGTTATCTATGACATGTTCGATGAAGAACGGCATGTAAAAAAGATAACAGAGTTTTTCCAGCTGCTGATAAACGGAAATAGATATGTAAGCTGTGACTACGGTACACAGAATGCGACAGTGTTCCTGCTGTGGAACAAAGGCGTAGACGGAACCTGGTACTGTACTAGAGAATACTATTACTCCGGAAGAGAAAGAAAACAGCAGAAAACAGATTCGGAGTATGCCGCAGATCTGAAGAAATGGCTGGAAGGAACAAAGATAAAAGCGATCATCGTGGATCCGGCAGCAGCTTCATTCATAGCGGAATTGCAGAAGAGAGGATACAACGTCATCAAAGCCGAGAATGACGTAGAAGACGGTATCCGTGTAGTAGGCACATGCCTGAACAGAGAAAAAATCAAATTCAGCGATGAATGCGTAAATACAAGAAAAGAATTTGCTACGTACGTATGGGATGAAAAGGCAGCAGAAAGAGGAGAAGACAAACCGGTAAAACGGTTCGACCATGCAATGGATGCAGTAAGGTATTTCTGCTACACCATCTTAAATGTACAGAGAGCAAGGATTAAGAATAAAGCAAAAGTGGGATTCCACTAAGGAGGTGAGAAGGATATGTATAATTTTGTTATGCCTGCAGAGGAATGGGATGAAATGAATCCGAATAAGCAGGCAATCCGGCATTTGATCCTCAAACATCGATCAGGATATGAAAGACTGAATAAGTTAAAAAGATATTATGAAGGCAAACATGACATTCTCGAAGAAACGAACAGAGAGAATAAATTGGTATGCAATCACGCCAAAGATATTTCGGATACCGCATCTTCTTACTTTATCGGGAATCCGGTCAGTTATAAAAGCAATAATGATATTACTGAACTGACGGACGAACTGGAGAATGCAGGGGCGGATGAGGCGGATGGAGATAATGGGCTTGACCTGTCGATCTATGGCAGAGCGTACGAATACATCTATACCAAAAAAGATGAAACGTCGTTAGTTGTCAAGAACCTTTCTCCGGAAAACACGTTCATGGTTATTGACAACACCATTGAGGAAAACGAATTATTCGCTGTATATTATTACGAGCAGAAAGATGACACAGACCGGGAGGTAACGAAATACATAGCCACCATATTGACGCAGAATTACAAATACGTGCTGAATATCATCAATAATGACGATCCACAGAGCTTGTACGAAACGCCGGAACCACACAATAAAGGCGAGGTACCTGTGATTGAATACCTGAATAATAAACTCGCCATTGGAGATTTTGAACTACAGATACCGCTGATTGATGCCTACAATGTGCTGATGAGTGACCGTGTAACGGATAAAGAACAGTTCATCGATGCGATACTGGCCATCTACGGAGCAATGCTGGCAGATGATGACGATGATACGGATGAAGAATCTGAAGATAATGGAAGAAGAGCCATGAAAAGACTGGCAAAAGATAAGTATGTAGAATTACCGAAAGATGCAAAAGCAGAGTACCTGGTAAGAACCTATGATGAAAATGGTGTGGAGATACTAAAGAAAGCGATTGAACAGGACATCCATAAATTCAGCCACATTCCATGCATGTCGGACGAAAGTTTCGGTGGGAACGTCTCTGGTGTAGCTATGGAGTTTAAACTCCTGGGAATGGAGAATATCACCAAGATCAAGACGAGGTACTACAAAAAGGGACTCAGAAAGAGGATGCGGATATTCACCAGCTACATGTTTACGAGATCCACGGTTCAAATTGATCCACGAGGCATCACGCCGGTGTTCACCAGGTCAATGCCAAAAAACCTCTTGGAGATTAGTCAGTATGTGGCCAACTTATGGGGCAAGGTCAGCAAAAAAACCTTATTGGCACAGATTCCTTTTGTCGATGATGTAGACGAAGAACTTAAAGCCGTGGAAAAAGAAACAGCGGAGAATATCAAGCAGCAACAGCAACTGTTCGGGAATCATCCGAACGATCCGCCGGAAGATTCACCGGATGAACCAGAAGATCCGGATCAGAAAAAGGATAAGACCAAGGATAAAAGCGACGAGGATTTAATGGATGAGTAACGGCTACTGGGAAAAACGGCAGGTACAGAATGCTTATGAAGTATTTGAGAACGCAGAAAAAAAGGCGGATGAAATAGCAAAGGCGTATCAGAAGGCATCCAGATATCTGCAGCTGGCAGCAGATCAGGTGTTTGAAAAGTACCAGGAAAAACATGGATTGACAGAAACAGACGCAATGTCTCTGTTAAACCTTATGCAGGACCGGACATCCTTAGACGAACTCCTGGCAAAGCTGAAAGCAGACGATAAGGATGAATCGAAGAAAGATCTCCTGGCAAAGCTGGAAGCTCCGGCATATGCGGCACGTCTGGACAAGTTCAGACAGTTGCAGATTCAGATAAATACGATCATGACAAATGTGTACAACCAGGAGCTGATAGAAAACCAAAGATTTTATACAAACTTGGCGCAGGAATCATATTATAAAAGCATATTCGATATTCAGCAGAAAGCAGATGCAGCATTTGAGTTTGCGCACGTATCTGCAGAAAAGATAGATATGCTGCTAAACAGCAGGTGGTCCGGGAAGAACTACTCGGAAAGAATATGGAATAACACACAGGAACTGGCCGAATCTCTGAAAGAGGAAATGCTGGTCAGCATGATGACCGGACGACCGGACAGGGAAACCGCTGAGGCTATATCCTACAAATTTGCACAGGGCTCCAGCAAGGCGAGACGCCTTGTAAGAACAGAGAGTAATTATATTTTTACGGAAATGAATTTTGAAAGCTATAAGGCTTGCGGGATTAAAAAGTATAGATACCTTGCCACTCTCGATTTAAGGACTTGTGAAACACATTGCGTACCGCTGGACGGTAAGACATTCCTGATATCCGAAAGAAAGATTGCAGAAAACTGTCCACCGATGCACCCATGGTGCAGATGCACCGTCACAGCAGTGACAGATGAAGCGGATATCCAGAGACTGCAGCGCAGCGCACTAGATCCGGAAACCGGGAAGAGGATAAAGATACCGGCATCTATGACTTATGCTAAGTGGTACAAAGAATACGTACAAGGAAAACCGAATGCGGAGCTGGAACAAAAGAAAATCAAACATGTTGCAGAGGACAGGAAGCAATATAAGCAATATAGAAAAGTAGTTGGTAAGGATGCTGGTAAAACACTGGATGCATTCCAGGAAATGAAGTATAATAAACCTGAGGAATGGAAAGATCTGAAAGGTTATAAGAAATATCTGACAGATCATCCGGGAAACACAAAGAAAGACTACAAAGCACAGAAAGCACTAGACAAAGCTGGAATAAAAGGTATTGCAAAGATTAAACCGGAAAAAATCGATACATCGGAATACACATACGATGAAAGTCATATAAATACGGAGCGATCACATCAGGTAAGCAGAGCTGAGGCAGAACGCTTTATAAAAGAAGCCGATATATCGCTTACTAGATGGAACGGCAGATTTGTGAATTACTACAGCAAGGATGGTGCTACGTATGTTGATGTGGAAAACAAAAACATCCGGACAACATTTACAAGTCAGGAGTTCGATGAGAACACATTGAAAATAAGGGAGGTGGCAGAAAAGTATGCAGCAAAGAGTAAAAAGAATAAAGTGTCCGCTGTTAAAGAAGGAAATTGACGATGCTGTGTGCTATGACATCCATATGAATGTGGAAGGGCTGGCACCGAACTGGACAATACCGAAAGAGGTATTGAATACAGCGGATTACAAAGACATATGCATGAGATGTAAAAACCATAAGGAATAAATGCCATCAGTTTGATAACTGGTGGTATTTTTATATCAAGAATATGAAACACAAATGGAAATACACAGTTAAATCAGATGCGGACAGAATGGCACCAAAATGGCTGGCGATCCGGATTGATGACGACATGATCAAATTTATCTATGTAATTGACGATGGGACAGCAAAACTGAAAGGAGTGAGAATAAACCATGAATTTGCAAAAATCGGTGACACGGTATGTTTCGATGGTAAGCGGCTATCAGTAGAAAGGCGGTGATCCAATTATCTCCCTTTGAGACGCAGGGTTATGCGTCTTATTTTTATGCCTTTTTCTGCAGGCGGTAAAGAACAGAAATAACTAAGCCAGGAAGATCATCCGGCAGAAAGGAAAAAGATGAAAAAAAGAAACATGAAGATGCAGCTTAGACTGCAGTTTTTTGCGGCTGAACCCGGAGGTGATGATCCGGGATCGGGAGGAGAACCTGGAGGAGGAGACCCAAAGCCAGGAACAAAGAATGATCCTGAGCCGCTATCGTTTGATGATTTCCTGAAAGAGAAAGGAAACAAAGAAGAATTTGACAAACGCATTCAGGCGGCACTTGAGACGGAACGGCAGAAATGGGAAGATATTTCGAACGAAAAACTGTCCGAAGCTGAAAGGCTAGCAAAAATGACATCAGCTGAGAAAGAAAAATATCTCAGCGATAAAAGAAAAAAAGAACTTGATGACAGAGAAGCAGAGATCACACGCAAAGAGCTGATGGCAGAGGCAAAGAATACACTGACAGAGAAGAAGCTCCCGGTTGAACTTGCGGAAGTGTTAAATTACGCAGATGCAGAGAGCTGCAATAAGTCTATTGCTGCTGTAGAGAAAGCGTTCGGGGCAGCAGTTGAAGCAGCTGTAAATGAACGATTGAAGGGTGGAGAACCATTAAAGAAGCCGGCGGCCGGCAACGACATGTCGGAAGAAGAGAAGATTCTTAAATATATGCGTGGAGAAATGTAAGGAGGAAATAAAACATGGCGATTAACACATTAGAAAAAGCTGCCCTGTTCCAGAAATCGCTGGATCTTCTGGCGGTACAGGAACTGACTACAGGCTGGATGGACAAGAATGCCGGCCAGGTGAAATACAGTGGTGGAAAAGAGGTCAAGATCCCTAAGATGGAGCTGGACGGACTCGGAAACTACGACATGGACAACGGATTCGAAAGAGGATCTGTAAAACTCGAATATGAAACAAGAGAAATGACTCAGGACAGAGGAAGATCGTTCCAGTTAGATCCAAGAGAAGTGGATGAATCAAACTTTGTCCCAGAAGCTTCAAGGGTTATGGGTGAATTCCAGAGAACCCGCGTAATCCCGGAAATTGACGCTTACCGTATCTCTAAGGTTGCTACGGATGTAATTACGGCAGATAAAGCCGGGATGATCGAATACGGCTATACCCCGGGAGCAACAGACACATCTGCGTTGAGAAAGCTGAAAGAAGCGATCAAGGCATCAAGAGACTCCTACTTAGGTCCGCTGGTATGCCAGGCGACAAGCGATTTCATCCTTGAACTGGAAATGGAGCTCTCTGACAGGATCAGAGTTGTAGATTTCGCAAAAGGCGGAATCGTAACGAAAGTACCGATGGTGGATGGGGTTCCGATCATTGAAACATCATCTGATAGAATGGTTACGTCAATCAAAATCAACGACGGAAAAACAGAAGGGCAGAAGCAGGGAGGTTTTGAAAAAGGCACATCTGCAAAAGACATCAACTTCTTTGTGTCACCGAGCACAGCACCGATTGCCGTAACAAAGCTGGACAACATGAGAATCTTTGATCCAAACACGAACCAGAAGGCAAATGCATGGTTACTGGACTACAGACGGTTCCACGACCTGTGGACACTGGATAACCAGATCAAACATGTATTCTTAAGCATTAAGGAGGCAAAATCATGATCTTAGTGAAAGGAAACGTGGAAAGAGAAACAGAATCGATGACAACGATCGCCCTTCTTAAGAAAGAAGGGTTTAAAGAATTACCCAGTGCGCCGGAAGAAGATAAAACGGCAGAAGGTGCTCCGGTAGAAGGCACTCCGTTAGAAGATGAGTCTAAACCGGATCTGGAATCCATGAGCCTTGAAGAACTGAAGGCACTTGCGAAAGAAAAAGGAATGTCAGGAGTATCGTCTCTTAACAAAGATCAGTTAAAAGAAGTGTTAAAGGATATGGTGTAAATGGCAAACTCGGTTGAAAGAATCATGAAAAAGACCGGACTGGATGAAGATTCTGCAAAAGAACTGTTAGAAGACGCAGAAGCGTGGATCTTGGGATATACGAACAGAAAACGCTTGCCGGCCGCACTGGAACCGGTACAGAGAGAGATTGCGATCATCGCATTCAACAGGGATGGAACCGAAGGAGAAAGCGCAAGGAGTGAAGCTGGAGAGTCATATACATTCAATGACATTCCGGATCATACCTATGCGGTACTGAATAGATTCCGCCTGGTAAGAGTGGGAGGCAGAACCTATGAGAATGAGAACTAAAAATGTAAAAGAGTACCATCTGAAGAAAAAAGTGGTAAGAAAAGATGGTGAAGGCGGGACGTACACAGAGTATGGCTCGCTTTTTGAGTTCTCCGGAGAAGCATGGCCGGCAGGAGGAAAGATCCAGGCGGAGATATACGGGGAGAGACTCTCATACATCTACAATCTTCGCATGAATGGAAAATACCATGTCCAGACCGACGAAGACGGAATCACACACTATGTATTCGACTCGGGGCTGGATGTGGTAGAAGGTGATGGAATATGCCTGTTCACGGAAGATGAACCAGATTATAAGATCATTTCAATTAAACCGTTAAGATTCCTGAGAATGGAGATTGAGAAGTTATGATCGAAGGTGCAGATAAGCTCCAGAAGAAACTGGAAGAAATGGCGAAGGTAAATCTAAAAAATGGAATCGCAAGAGGAATTGCACTGGTGCAAGAGAATGCAAAGCATATTGCACCGGTGCATGACGGCGAACTCCGCCAGAAGATCATGACGGATGTGTCCGAATTGGGAGATGGCACAGTAAGGGGTACCTGCTGGGCGAATGTAGCATATGACAGGTATGTGGAATTAGGAACTGGTCCAAAAGGACAGGCCTCTCATAACGGCATATCTCCAAACATATCCCCAGCCTACACACAGTCCCCATGGTGGATCCACGAAGGCTCTGGGGCAGATGAAATCGACAGAGCTACTGCGGAGCACTACCATTTTCCGTATATAGACACGAAGGACGGAAGGTTCTATCAGTGCACAGGACAGCCGGCACAGCCGTTCCTGTATCCGGCTCTGAAGAACAACGAAGATAAGATTACAGAAATCATCGGTGAGGAGTTAAAGAAACAGTTATGAAAAATATCAAAGACAAGGTTTTTTCTGCACTGGAAGAAGAGTTTGAGAATGTAACAAGGTCTTATCCGAGCGATTGGAAGAAGTTGCCGGTAATCCAGCTTACGGAAGAAGACAACAAAGTGTATGAAAGAACGGACAAAGAAGAAAAGGCGTATGTCCGGTATAAAATTGATGTCTGGAACAACCGGTCTACGTCGCCTGCGGCATTAAAGGTAGATGAAACAATTTGTAAAAAGATCGGATTGATTCGAACAGGATGTACAGATACACCGGATCCATCTGGTATGGAACATAAGGTGATGAGATATGAAGGCATTATAGACATGGCTTCAGACATGGTCTATTGGACGTAAAGGAGTGATGAAAAATGTTAGCAAATGGCGCAACACTGGCTTACAGAGAAAAAAAAGATGGTGCAGGATCGGATGCCACAGAATATACAAACCTTCCTGGACTGAAAGAAATTCCGAGTATTGGAATCAAAAAAGAAAAGGCAGATAACACATGCTTAACAGATCCGCACAAAAAGTACGAAAGCGGAATCGGCGATCTGCCGGAAATGACATATAAGTTCAAATATGACAACACAAAAGCAGATAGTCCATATAGAGTGATGAGAAAAGCAGCGACAGCAAATACATTGCTGCAGTTTAAGGAAACTCTCAAAGACGGAAGCGTGACAAAATATGATGCAACCGTGGGCGTGACAAGAACAGGCGGCGGTGTAAATGGTGTTATTGAATTCGAACTGGAAATGACAGTAGAGAGTGATTTGGATTACGAAGATCCATCATAAGGAAAGGAGAATTAAAATATGGGATTAGGTGGAATTGACGAAGAAGTAGGAAAAGAAGAGATGGAACAGGATAATATTACAAATATTGCAGACGGAAAGCCAAAAAGAAGGCCGTTCCATTACTGGGAAGTAAGAGATACAACATATAAGCTGAAGCTTACTACAGCTGCTATTGAAAGATTAGAAAATAAATACCGTGTCAATCTCGTAAACCTGGTTGGAGGTGATGGAATCCCTCCGTTATCAGTAATGCTTACGATTACGCAGCAGGCAATGGTGACATGGCATCATAGCGTAAAGTATCAGGATGTCAAGAAGATATATGATGCATGGACAGAAGACGGAGGAAATCAGATGGACTTCTTCACGAAAATCATCATGCCGACTTTGGCTGTATCCGGTTTTTTTACAGATCAGCAGGCGGAGTCACTGATGGAGAGTCTGCAGGAGATGGACGAGATCATATAAGCTACATAGATGCATTATATGAATGCGCTGCAGAATGTGAAATTCCGGAAGATGTATTCTGGAATTCTTCCCCTACAGAAATCACAGAGATGATCAGAAGGTATCAGAAAAAAGAACGAAGATTGTTTAAAGAAAAGGTACGGAGTATATTCCTGCTGGCTGAAGTAGTCACGAGATATATGACGAGGGATGAAAAAGCCGATGCGCCGCATCCGTGGGAATATTATCCGGATCTATTCAAAGAAGACCAAAAGATCTATGAAGAAGAAAAAGAAAGGGAAGAATTAGAGGAATATAAGGAAGCCAGAAGAGCATACGCAGCAGAATTCAACAGACGACGGCAGCAGGAGTAATCCTGCTGTTATTTGGTTAAAAAGGAAGGAGGTGGATACGGAATGGATAATGGTGTATTAGAAAAATTAAAAGTAATCATTGAAGGTAATGCGAATCCATATAAGCAGACCATTGATGAAGCAAAAGCCAAGACAAAGGAAATGACGGATTCCGTGAATAAAGATATTGCCAGGATCAAGAATCCGATCAAGAAAATGATGGAATCGAGCCCGGAGCTTCAGAATATGAAAAATCTGATACCCAACAGTCTTAAGGACGGATTGAATGGAAATATTGCCTCTGGAATTGGCAAAGGGATATACGGAAAAGTGAATGAAGCACAGACAAAGATCCGTGATGCATTGAAAGGATACCAGTTAAATTCGGGAATTAAGGAAAAAACTGATGATTACTTGCAGGTAGAAGACGATCTGAAGCGTGCGGAAAAGGCGGTAGATAATCTAAAGGCAAAACAGAGAGATCTGGGAGCTGACGGAGTAAGTAAATTGAGCGATGCATGGCTCCAAAATGCTGAAGCAATTGAAAAAGCGGAGCGAAGAGTACAAGGCTATAAAAATAAAATGTCACGAATGGAATATGAAGGCCAAGATCTTCAATTCAAAGGTGGGAAAAGTGCGGCTGGAACAGTAGCATCAAAAGCTTTTTCTGGAATGAAATCCGTACTCGGAACTGTAACCGGCGGGATAAAGAAAACCGGTGGAGCTTATGGCGCGTTAATCCAGAAGTTCGCCACAGGAATCCCTCATCTGAATAAGACGAAGAATTCCATGAAAGGCCTCGGGAATACCGGAAGAGGACTCGGGGGAATATTCCGATCACTGGCAACTACGGCCAGATTCATGTTCGCAAGCTTCTTAATATCCGGAGCTTTCAACGGCGCCAAGGAAGGCATGCAAAACCTGGCAAAGTACAGCGGAACGACAAACAACAGCCTGTCGATGCTAATGTCCAGCCTGACACAGCTGAAGAACAGCCTGGCGACAGCATTTGCACCGATTCTGAATGTTGCTGCGCCGATCCTGAATGCACTGATCCAGAAAGTATCACAGGCAGTTACAGCTGTAGGAATGTTGTTCGCATCATTGACGGGGCAGAAGAGCTTCACGAAGGCATCGAAGGTACAACAGAACTATGCGGCCAGTCTGGACAAAAATACAAGTAGCGCAAAGAAAGCAACTGCAGCGAATAAAACACTGCAGCGAACATTACTTGGTTTTGACCAGATTAATCGAATGGACTCAAAGTCGGATAACTCAGATAACTCGCCAGACAGCGGAAGCGTCGGAGGATTATCGCCGAGTGACATGTTCGAAGAGGCATCCATTCCAAACAAAATAAAAGAGTTTGCCGACAAGCTGAAAGAAGCCTGGAAATCAGGAGATTTTACAGAAATTGGAAGGATAGTAGGCGAAAAGCTCAATCAGGCACTGGAAAGTATTCCGTGGGATAAGATTCGAAAAACCTCAAGTAAAATTGCAAAAGTAATTGCCACATTCCTGAATGGCTTCATAGCAGCGGTAGACTGGACTCTTGTCGGAAGTACGATCGGAAACGGTCTGAATACGGCGATAGATTTTGCCTATACGTTTGTAACAACATTCGACTGGAAGAAATTCGGCAAAGCCATTGGAGATCTGATCAATGGTGCTGTAAAGACAATCGAGTGGGCGAAAGCTGGAAAAGCATTATCGGAAGGCATTAAAGGACTTCTGGATGTTGCTTTACAGGCAGTAGCCACAACAGACTGGAAACAGATAGGAATTAAGATAGCTACATTTTTGAATAATATCGACTGGCGCGAAATCATTACAAAGACACTCACGTTGCTGGTGGAAGTTCCGAAGGCCATCTTTGATCTTTTGGCCGGATTCATAGAAGAAACGGACTGGGGAAAGCTTGTTAAAGATATTGCCGGAGGAATCAAAGACTTTTTGGTCGGATACGACTGGAAAGGATTATTCAAAAGCGCTGGAGAATTGATAGGTGCCGCTATAAAGGCATTATTTGATATCGGAGAAGAACTGGCTGAATGCGGGAAAAATATTGTAGCTGGATTTGAAAATGGAATTCTGGACGGACTGAAAAATATCGGAAAATGGATAGTTGATAACATCTTCACACCTTTTATCGACGGATTCAAAGAGGCGTTCGGTATTCACAGCCCATCTACAGTCATGGCAGAGCAAGGCGGTTATATCATATCCGGACTACTGAAAGGATTAAAAGATAATCTCGACAGTGTTATTGAATGGTGTAAGAACTTGCCGGATAAAGTGAAAAATGCGCTTGGAAATGCAAAAGAATGGCTCGTAGAAAAAGGAAAGAATGCGATTGAAGGAATCAAGAACGGATATGAAGCCGTAAAAGATAGCGCATTCTTAAGTAACGTTCGGAAAATGAAAGATGAAGCATTCTCTGCTATTGGAGACATATCAGGAAAAGTAAAATCAAGAGGATCAGAATTGATCGCTGGAGTAAAACAGGGCTATGAAAACAGCAAACAAAGCGGATTGCTTTCGAAAGTGGCCACACTGAAAGAAAATATATATTCTTCAATCGGTGATGTAAAAACAAAAGTTCATAGTCGCGGAGTTGAAATTGTTTCAGGAATCAAACAGGGCTATGAAAATAATAAGAGTCAGATCAGAAGCGCGGTATCCGGAATACCAAGCCTGATATCATCCGGAATTGGTAATCTGTGGAATGTAGGAAAAAATGCAATATCATCATTTGCGAGAGGCTTCAGCTCCGTGCATATTCCAATGCCTCATATTGGATGGAACTGGAATAACTTCAATCTGGGATCATTTAGATTTAGCGTTCCGAGCTTTAATCTGCGGTGGTATGCGAATGGTGGCTTCCCAGCAACGGGAGAAATGTTCGTTGCCCGCGAGTCGGGACCTGAGATGGTAGGACGAATGGGAAAGAAGAGCGCCGTAGCAAACAACGACCAGATCGTCGATGGTATCAAGGCGGGTGTATTTGAAGCTGTTATGGATGCATTTGAGGCAAGCGGTATCCTGGAAAGCGATTCATCGTCGAAACAGGCACCGGTTATAGAACTCACGATTAAAACCGATTCAGAAACATTGTATAAAGTGGTACGAAGAGGAAAAGAAAAATATAACGGTCGATACATGATCGTAGAAACCATATAGGAGGCGGAGCTAATGGATGAAATCATAAGAGTAGGAGGAAAAGTATTCAAAGCTCCGTCTAAATTTAAATGGAAAAAAGGCGACGTAAGCGGATCCGATGCTGGAAGAGATGACGGCATAACGATGCATAAGAATAAAAAAGGCGAAAAAAGGACTCTTTCATTAGGGTGGACACAGCTGAAAAAGACGGAGATAACAGCAGTTTTACAGGCGTTCGCGCCAGAATATGTAGATGTAACATACTGGGACCCACTGATTGGAACGGACGTAACAAAAACATTTTACACGGGTGACATGGAAGCTGAAGTAAAATGGTGGGCGAAAGGAAGAGAGCGATACTCTTCGGTTAGTTTTGATGTCATAGAAAGGTGATCATACATGAGAAAATTGTCAAATGCATTCAAAGAACAACAGAATAATGGAGTGGCAAAGTACCTGAAATACATAGACATCACCTTGACAGATGGAACGGAGCTGCATCTTACTAATGATGATCTGTGGAATAACGGATTCAAACTGGAAGATGCAGTATCTTCCGGAACGGAATTCGAAATTGGTTCAGTAATAGTAAACCAGTGCACAATCAACATCAACAACATTGAAAACGAATTTTCAGGCTATGCATTCGAAGGGGCGGAAGTTACATGTTATGTAGGACTTCGGATATCGCCGTCAGGACTGGAAGAAACGAAGACTATTCCATGGAAAGACATAGATGGAACATCGATACTCGATGTAAATGGATCAGAAATATTGTTAGAATACGATGACGCTTACATAGAAAAGATCCGAATGTGCACGATGACAGTTGTAGATGCACCGTATCAAAACGATTCTATAATCAACCTGACGTGCCAGGATGATATGAGAAAATTCGATAAAAACTATAGCCAGAGCAGATTACAGTACCCAGCAACAAGAGCACAGATCATAAGAGATGCATGCGATGTATGTGGAGTACAACTGTATACACAGACATTCGACAACGATGACTATATCATATCTGAGCGGCCGGATGACGAGGGGCTTACATTCCGTCAAGTGTTGGCTTGGACGGCTCAAATCGGCTGTCAGTGGCTCAGATGCAATGAATACGGCGAGTTATGTGTTGACTGGTACAACGAGGAAACTGAGGCGGAAGAAATATCACAAACCAACGGATACACCATCAATCTTGAAAGTGTAGTGATAACCGGAATAAAGGTTACCGAGTACTTAGAAGCGTCTACGGAAGAAGATAAAGCCGGAACCTATATGTATGGAAATGATGGATATGTCTTAGGAATAACCGGCAATAAATTAATACAAAAAGGCGCCGGCGATACAGTAGCTACTATGATTGGCCAAAAGTGCGTAGGCCTTACATTCCGTCCGTTCCAAGCAAACAGATACACGGATATCGCATATGAAGCAGGCGATCCTGTACTTGTGAGAGATAAAGACGGAAAACTGCAAAGAAGTTACCTGACACAGGTGACAACCCAGCCTGGACGCCTGCAGCAGATAGAATGTAATGCTAAAAGCGCAGAAAGAAACAGCAGACAACGATACAGCGCATCTACGCAGGCCATAATAGCCGCAAGAAAAGCCGCAAAGAAGCAAGTTGAACATTATGATCAGAAAGTAGAACAAATTACAAAACTCATTGGCCAGGGATTCGGCATGTACATTACAGGGGTGAAACAGGACGATGGAAGCACCATATACTACATGCACGACAAACCAAACCTGAAAGAATCGGGATATACTTGCTACTGGACAACCAACGGAATTATCGCATCTCTGGACGGTGGGACTACATGGGCGATTGACCGGAACGGGAATGCTCTGTTCAATACAATTACAGCCAGAGGAATCAATGCGAACTGGATTAATACTGGAGAATTTAAGGTTACAGATGAAAACGGAAATGAAGTCTTCTACGTAAACTGCGACACGGGTATTGTAAGGATAAACGCACAAACATTTGCCATAACAGGACAATCGGTTGCGGACATAGCAAAAAAACAATTACAGAATTTTGTCGATGAGGTCTACAACATTGATATTGAAAAGCTAAAAGAACAGATCAACAATAAAATCGAAACGTGGACTCAGGAAGAAGATCCATCACTGGCATGGGGTAAAATCACGGAGATAGCATGGAGAGATATAGACGGACATCCAATCCTGGATGTGGACGGTAAAGAGATTATCGTAAAGTGCGAAGAAACCAAAGCGGAGCACGAAGGAGATCTTTGGTATAATCCGGTCACAAAAGAAAAATGGATATACCAATCGGGCAATTGGGTGCCGGAGGACATTCCTGACAAAATTTTCAATGAAATAGACGGCAAATCTTCGATTTATATCAATACACCGGTACCACCATATAACGAAGGGGACGTATATTTTACCGGATCCACGATACTCGTGTGCAAAACAGCACGATCGGCGGGAGCATATAATGCAGATGACTGGGGTAAAAAAGACGGATATACAGATGATAGTACGGTAAACGATTTCATAAAGAATACATACACTCCAAAGATTAACGATCTGCAAAGCCAGATAGATGGCAAACTTGAAAATTATTTTAAGGACTATGAACCAACGATGGACAATCTGCCAGCCAGTGAGTGGATAACGGAAGAGGATCGGCAAAAACACAATGCAGACACGTTCTACTGGCTTTCTAAAAAAGCAACATACATATTTTGCAAAGTGGATGGAAAATGGCAATGGCTATTAGATAAAGATCCGGATATACAGAAAGCGATGGAAGCAGCCGCAGCTGCACAAGATACTGCAGATGGGAAACGTACAACGTTTACCACAACTCCAAAGCCACCATATGAGAAAGGAGATCTTTGGGCGCAGGGGCCAGACGGAGATATGATGCGCTGTATTAAAGCGAGAGAGAGCGGAAATTATGCGGAATCAGATTGGGAAAAAGCCTCGAAATATACAGATCTGACAGAAAAAGACTGCGAACTTATCGTTGACAAAAAGGCGAATGAGATAAGAATGAAGGCTGAAAAAATCATGTGGGAGTCTGATAACAGCAGCATGTCTGAAGATGGAACATTGACTTGCATGAATGCCGTAATTAAGGGAGAAATCGAATCCCACAAAGAAATAGATGGCACAGAATTCTCATCTAAATTAGGCGAAGCGACATATTATTCATATGGATATGAAACAACGGCGGGCGCGTTTTTGGTGGAGAACAAATATAATGATAATGAAAAGGGAATTATCGTAATTTATCCAGCTCCGAGAGAAAATATCTCTGCGGGAGTCGATGAATCGGTAAGCGAGATATATACAAACAGAAATCTACAAATTGTAGCAAGAAAAGGGGAATCTGATTACTGGGGAGGTTTGGAAGTATTTGAGGGACACATATCTCTCATAGCTGGTTATAGAAATTCGTCTATGAATCCTATAGAAGTATGGAGTGATGGAAAAAACGAATATGGACAATTAAGAGGAATATGGAAGTTGCCATCACATTTTACGGGGACATTAAGCGACACAACGACATCTGCCGCAAATGTATATATCGGACCGACAGGAGATTCAAAACTTAGAAAAGTATCGTCGTCCAGCAAAAGATACAAACATGACATTACGGATATAGACAAAGAACTGAACCCGGATAGTTTGTACAATCTTCCGGTGAAATCTTATACATACAACACGGATTACATATCTGAAGAAGATACAAATTACGGAAAACGTATGATTGGCTTCATCGCTGAAGATGTAGATAAAATATATCCTAAAGCTTGTCAATACGATGCGGACGGGAAACCGGAAATGTGGAACAGCCAAATTATGCTTCCGGCTATGCTGAAGCTGATTCAGGAGCAGAACGAAAGAATAAAGATACTCGAAGAAAAAATGGCAGATCTCGAAGATGGAGGAAAATAATATGAGTGATGAAAACATTATTGATGTTGATCAGAATGAAACAGATACCTGTGAAGAAATTACTGATACGGACACGATATCCGGAGAAGACAAAAGCGAAAACATATCTACAAACGAAGCAGCAGGTACAACGGAGGATATCGATGCTGATTACAGCATTGATGAAGAGCCGGGAGAATCCAGCGAAAATACCTCTTGTTCGGAAGCAAATGAGGCCACAACCGTAAGCGGAGCAACGGCAAGCCAAGTTGCAGAAACTGGCGGAAGTAAAAGATGGAGTGAATATACAAGCAGCGCAGAACTTGACGATGCTGATGAACTCATGATACTGGATACGTCTGCAAAAGCCAACAAAAGGACACTACTTTCGAAGCTGTCAGATTATGTACTCGGTAAACTTGCAGACAAAGTATTTGAAAAACTGGAGACACAAAACAAGACAATTCTCGGTGCGCTTAATGAATTAAATAGCAAGGGCAAAATTCGTACTGGAAAGAATGAATTCAAAGGAGATCTTGATACTATCCCTACTACAACAGGAGAATTGTCATTGTATTGGTTTTCCCGTTCGAACATTACTAATGGAATTTCTGGTGTAGAAACCAATACGAATTATGGAACAATATTAACTATTCCATCAACATCAAATAATTATGGAGTTCAGTTTGCTTTCTTCAATTCGTCTGAGAACTCATTTTATTTTCGTAAGAAAAATGGTGGTACTTGGAATACTTGGAAGAAGATAAGTTAAATAGCAAGGCATTTTTCGCCGATATTGAATGTGGAACAGCAACTATTACTGGCGAAAGTAATAAGGTAGCATTTTCAAAAAAGCATTCAGAAAAACCACGAATTATACTTGCCTCATATTCTGAAGAAAATTCATCCATTGGAGGAGAACCAAAAACATTAAAAATATATGCAAAAACCTTAACTGGATTTGGCGTTGCTGTAAGTGCATATGATGGCAGCGACCGTAATTTTTCGTGGATTGCGATATGGTAAGTTTATAAAATAGCAAGGCTCCGAGAGGGATTATAACCGGTACAACTACACTAGAAGAATATTGTTCGAAAAATAAAAAACTACCTGGAGAATATAGGATTAACGGGGCAATCATACCTGAAATATCAACTACAGAAAAATTTTGGGGCGTGCTAATTTTATCAGCAGTGTTTGATACGCAAATCGTAATAATCGCTGGTGGTAAAATGTATATTAGGGATTACACTGGAAATCCTAATGTTTGGTCGGGATGGAAGAAGTATACATATGCCAATTTATCTTAGTCTTCCCATTTAATACAGGAAGAAACATGAAAAAGGAGAAAAATATGGAGATTAGAGCAAGACCGTAGCAGGTCTTATTTTTATACGATGAAAATACGGAGAGGACACATATGATCAAATTTTTATCAGAAAATTGGGCATTGCTTTCGTTCACAGTATCAGCTATCGCATACATATATTATCAGGTGATAGCTATGCGAAAAGGAATACGTGCACTACTAAGAGCGGATCTGATACGGCTCTACAACAAGTATCATGACGATCACGGATATTGCCCGTTGTACGTCAAACAGTCATTAGAAGATGAGTATAAACAGTACCACACACTGAAAGGGAATGGTGTAGGTACGCAAATGTATAATGCGCTCATGGCATTACCGACAGAACCACAACATGAAAGAGAGGAATAATTATGTTTAAAAATTGCGTATTTAAGGTATCGGTAGATACTAAAAAATGGATGAAGAAAGCAGGAATCAGAGCAACCAAAACTGTAGCACAGACTGCAGTAGCAACGATCGGAACAGCAACGGCACTTGGACAGGTGGATGCAAAGCTTGTAATTTCAGCATCAGTGCTGGCCGGAATACTGTCCTTGCTGACAAGTGTGGCTGGATTACCGGAATGTAACACAGAGGATGAATAATCGTCCTTGTATTATTTATGTGCGACGTCGCACAGGAAGGAGATCAATATGGAAGATAAAAAAAGCATGGAAGTAGCAACTGATCAGAACGAAGGTTATGAATTCGACGAAGGTATCGAGCCGACACCGGAAGAAATAGAAGCAGCCAAGAAGTTGGCAGAACAGGAGGCGTAATAATGGGAGTATACAACGTACATGGCGGTCATAATAGAATTGTGCCAGGAGCAGGACACTATCTGGACGAAGTAACAGAAGACAGAAAAATCACGGCTGGTGTAATCACATTACTGCAGGCATCTGGCCACACGGTGCACAACTGTACAGATGATGTAGGAAAAACAGTAGGAGCCAACCTTGCGAACATCGTAGCCAAATGTAATACCCACTCTGCAGACTTAGATATCTCCATCCACCAGAATGCGGCTAGGGTAGATCCTGGAGACGGAAAGACAAAAGGTGTGGAAGTGTTCGTATACAGTACCAGCTCTAAGGCTTATGCTGCAGCTGGAAGAGTATGCGCAAAACTGGCAGCACTCGGATTTACGAACCGGGGTGTCAAGATCAGCACTGGTCTGTATGTTTTGAAGCATACGAAATCGCCAGCAATGCTGATCGAAGTAGGATTTGTTGATGATAAGGATGATGCAGATCTGTACAATAAGGTTGGCGTGAATGCTATCTGTAAAGCGATCACAGAAGGTATTCTGGATAAATCTGTTGGGGCAGTGCCGGCATCAAAACCAGCTACAACACCGACTCCTAAGCCAGCACCAAAACCTGCAGCTAAACCGGTATCATCTAATCCGTACAAAACCGGAAGCACCTACACCCTTAAGGCAGATGCTCTTAGAGTCCGCACTGGAGCTGGAACCGGATACAGAACAAAAGGTTATAATGAGCTTTCAGCAAACGCTAAAAAGAATGCTTACGGCAATGGCAACCTTAAGAAAGGAACAAGAGTAACCTGCATGGCAACTAAGATAATCGGCAACGATATCTGGATGCAGATTCCATCCGGTTGGATTGCTGCACGGTATGGCGGAAAAACATATGTAGGATAATGTTGCATATGACTTGTAACGGGGCGAAAAAATTGCCCCGTTACTTTATTAAATGGGAAGACCAAGAATCGTCGGCTGGTTAATCGACTGTATTACCCGCAAAATCTTTCCAATTTGTCCAACCGGACATTTTCCACACTGGCTTTTCAGATTCAGAAAATAGAATTATTTTACAAGAACCAGGATTTCTATAAAAAATAATTCCCGAACCATAATTATAAGTTCCGCTCGGTAAATCGTTTCCAGAATAACTACCTCCAAGCAAGTGGAAGAAATAAATTTCACCAGTAGAAAAGTTATTCTCTTTCATCATATTTGTTATACTACTAACATCTCTCAAAACATAACCGCTAAACCGCTTGCTATTTAATACTGATATTTCCTTGAAAATATTCGCAAATGTATCTATTGGACGTATCAAATATATGAACGGTATAAATAAAGTATGTACTACTAGTATAGTAAACAGTCACACCGACAGAAAAGTGGTCTTTCCATGAGATAACAAGCGTGGAGAAATGGGGATTTGATATTATTGCATCGGCAATTTTTCTACATAACTCTTTTTCGTCATCTGCACTCACGACGATAACAGGTGTTCGGCGGTTGCTATTTAAAACACAATAGCTGCTGATCAGAATAAATCTTGAAAAACTTGTAATACTAACGTATAATATTGTAACGCCATTAATGAGAGAAAGGAATTGCAATAATGTATACAAACAACGAAGAATTCGAAAAGATGTTAGAAACAATTGATATAGATAAAGAACCACCAGCTGATGATACTGAAAGACAGTATTATTTTATCAAAAAAGCAAGGAAATATGTAAAAGAGGAATCAGAGAAACTGGGCCGCCCATTATTCTTTGCTACCGTAACATTCGGTTGTCAGATGAACCCGGTATCCGTGAATTATTAAGCATTAAATACGAAACATACAAAAGCCCTGGAAACATTAGATTTCCGGGGCTTTTTCTATCTGTACAATAATGTGTGCGTCAATCCGTTTTTAAAAACAATCTCTGTAATACGCTTATCCAAGACAACGATGTGATCAACGATAGAATTGACAAATGCTTTCATAGATTCTTCATCCAATGCAGCAAGTCTGGAATAGTCTATATAGTCACCACTGTTGATCTTGTGCGAGATAAGAAATTGAGATGCGGATTTAAGGAAGGCTGCCTGATCAACATTCTCGGATATAGAAGAGGACTCCAAACCCTTGATGCTGTTTTCCAGCTTTATTCGGTCAACCTCCAGTTTTGACTTCATCTCAAGAAATTCTTTTTCATCCATTCCATCGTCGTCAAAGAGATATGCTTTCTTTAGCCGCTCCAGAGCACGATCCGTCCGCTGGAGCTTCTCTTTCAATTCCGTCGTTTTACTCTCATCAGTAGCACCACTGGATATAGGCTTACCGGACAGCAGCTCTGATCCGGAACGTCCAAACAATAAATCCAGAGTATCCTGAAGACTGGAAACGGAAATGCCGGCAACATCGGAAAAAGAAATGTGGGAGAGAATGACCCGCTCCAGGGATTCACAGTCTTTGATAAACCTTCGGCTCTTTGATGCATCGACCATTGCGGCTATATAATTAAGCACAAATGGACCAATCTTGACGTCGCTGACATTCAGGTTATCACAGTTCTTTTTCTGATATTTCCCGGTGCAGGCGTAAGAGGACGGCCGGAAGCCATCGCCTTTGCGGCTGTCTTTGCCTTTCACCTGGTATCCGGATCCACACTTCCCGCAGATCATTAACCCGGCAAACACATTGCATCTTTTCCGGATCGGATGAAAGACAGAAGTGTTCCGGTTTTGACTATTTGCGTCCATCCGCCGGTTAACTTCGTCCCATATATTGGGATCAATGAGCGGTGGGAAGACACCTTTGATGTAGATGACCTCATCATCGGATTTCTTCTTTCCTCTGGCGCTCTCGCGGTAATTATACCGGTAATCGCCTTTGTTGATCGGATTCCGTAAAAAGTCCGCGACTGTCTTCGAAGTCCATTCCCCACCTCGTTTGGTAGGAATATTATGAGAATTGTTATAATCGCAGATAGTAACGGATGATCCGTTGTCCAGATACATCTGATACATAGCTTTGGCATAAGGAGCTTCTTTCTTTGAATGGACAGGACACTTCTTCTCGGCATCCCAATCCCATCCGTAAGGAACTCTTGCACCATTCCATTGTTTGTTCTGTGCACGTCCGATCATTACGTCTTTAACACGCTCAGACGTCAATTTACGCTCCAATTCGGCGAACACTAGTATAATCTTAAGGATAGCCTCACCGATGGCGCTAGAGGTGTCAAATTGTTCATTCAGTGATATGAACGTAACATTGTTGTATTTAAAATCATCGTACATGAGGGAGAAGTCTACTAAGTTCCTGGTAATTCGATCAATCTTGTAGACGATCACATGAGATACAAGTCCTGCTTTTACATTCTCCATCATTCGCTCGAATGCAGGACGTTTCGTATTCTTCCCGGATCGGCCTGCGTCTTCGAAAATTTCAATCCGTTTCTTATCAATATGCAGCACATGTTCGCAATAGGCTCTCAGTTCCTTTTTCTGAAAAGGAAGAGAATCCTTATCGACCTGATATCCAGTGCTTACACGGACGTATAATGCTACAATCTTTCTATCTTCATCCATAAATATCACTCTTTCTGTAAAAATGAGTATAAAAAATACACCTATACGGTGCTGAAAATTTATGGTACAATATCATTGCCGATGAATTATTGTACGTGCTCAGCACTGTATAGTATTTATCATTCAATACAAAATGTTGGTAAATCACAAAAAGTATTGACAAAAAGAATTAACCAACATATAATTGAGACATACCAACAAATCAATGCAATGTGAGGTGAGAAGTAATGTGGAAAAAATTACAAAACTGGTGGAAATACGACCGCCCAGCGAGCTTCTGGGATTGGGTACTTGACATGGATGATGATCACTGGTGGTTTAGTCCATTAGTATCAGTAATAAGCTCGCTGGCTGGTTGGGCAATAGGACTCTGGCTATTTTCTTTAATACTACGCATGCTCCAAAGGTAGCCTACTGATGCAACAATTAAAGACGAAATGACTGATACAACTACGGGAACAAAGAGAGATTTTAACAAAAAGTCTTTTATATGTTCAAAGCGCATTTCACGACGGACAGTTCCTTCATAAGTAAGTTGAAAATCAAAATGACGACGATACTGAATGCAGAGATTTTTTATATAACCATGTTGCTCCAAACGTTCAGCACAACGTTGTAAGGAAATCAAAGGAACATCTATATATTTAAGCAAATCATCGCTACTGATAATAGAACGTTCCAAATAATATTTAGCACAGCAGTCAAGAAACTGTTTTTCTAAATCAGTCAAAATAAATTCCTCCTTTTTAAATACTTGGCTTGAACAGAAGCCTGTATCAACAGGATAGGAGAGTAAATGCAAAAAGTCAATAAAGAGACGAGGTAAGAAGAATGGAAAAATTAATAGAATCAAGAGGCCAATATCTCGAAATAAGAAGCAGCGTATTTAAAGACATGGAAACAATAGAGAACACATGCAATCTATTCGGTCGAAACTGTTTTAAAGAAGAATATATGAAATATATAAAAGCCTTGCACACACTCAGAATGGCATTCATCTTCAGTGAGGATGAAAAAGAAGAGAGCTTTGGTGAAGTCTTCGATGGACTTTTTGAGAAAGCAAAAGAACTGAAGGACCTGGCTGTAAAGTATATTGAAGCCAGGAAAGAGGAACAGAGAAAAGAAGCGGAGAGTATAGCATTCAAATAGCCGAAACGGTCAGCAATGACCGTCACACCGGGGATGACCGCCCGGTGTCTGATGATGGCAGGTCGGGAAGGAGTGAGAAGAAAGTGAAAATGATAAAACTTGGAATCAAAAGAGGGGACGGCGGGAGAACGAAAATCATATCTAATGAAAATATGAAAAATATAGAGCCGATTCTTCGCGAACTCAGAAAGACATCTCGAAAATTGAGACGCCTTTCTAAAAACGGATTTGAAATTAAACTCACTATTAATAATTAGAATATCCATCAGGAAGCGGAACAGAATCGATCATGTCCTCTTCAGTGCTGGAAGCGTCACAAACATAGTTTAAACATACAGTTTCACAATCAATATCATCGTCGGGATCAAGAATTGAGAGTGTAACATACTCAAATCCATCTTTTTGAGAAGCCTTTAAGCTTTCAAGAAGTTCTGAAATTTTATAAACGTTCATGGGTATCTCCTTTCATAAAATACTAGGCATTGCCGTGCCGGTATCTAAAGTATAGAAGAATGCCGAAAAGAAATCAATACAGAAAGAGGTGAGAACAGCAATGAGTGAAAAAGAAAAGAAAGAAATCGCTGAAATGGTAGAGACAGCCAAACATCTGGCCGCACATGATCCGCAGGCATTCATGATCGCGAAAAGCAACATGGACATTCTGAAGATCAGAGCAGATATGGACAAACAGGAAAAAGAACCAGCATAATGAGGTGAGGCTATGAATGAAAAACAGAAAATGATGGAAGAAGAACTTGCTTCCATCGGGATCAATAACTTGGATGAGCTAAACGAAGCAATCAAAAAAGAAAAGCTGGATGTGACTCTGATGGTCGCTCCGATTGCAAAGAAACATACAGCTACAGGATAGGAGGACAAGCATGCAGTTAAAACCAGAGACGCCATTGATTAAGAAGCTTGAGATCAAGCGTCTGGAAGACGAATGTGAGAAATTAAGGACGTGGATCTGGAGATTGACGATTATTGGAGAATTAATACTGATTGCAGTGTTACTTGCATGTGTAATTAATTTTTACGTCATAACTTAACGGGAGGTGGAGAAGATGCATGAAATTCCAAAGATTTTAACAGAAGAAGAATTTGCCAAGCGACTGCAGCTGGCCAAAGAAACTCTGAACGAATACAACTGTAAAAATGACATCGAAAAAGGACTGATCGTAATGTCCGGCTGGGTAAGTGTAGATGGACAACCAGTATACACACCAGCACAACTCAAGAGACTTTTTGACTTGGCATATACAGGAGGTGATACCAATAGGACAGAGAATGTGGCAGACACAATCTGCTAAGCAGGAGTGCAGGAACTGCGCCTACATGAGAGATCTGGGTGACGGAGAGTGCATATGTGGGAAAGACCCATCCATAACGGTCATGGAAGAGTACCAGGAATCAGAAGACTACAGATCCTGTGGATGCCCGGAATGGAGATGGGGATAGTGATACAAGTGAATAAAAAAAATAAGGCACATCATTATGCGGATGATGTACCTCAAGACTTCTTCGCCTACCGAAAATATAAGTCAAAATTATAATACCATCGGCGGGCGAAAAAGTCAAGAAACACGGGCATTTTCGTCCGTTTTAAAACTCGATAAAGATATTAAATTCAGGATTATAACATGATAAAAAGAAAGACATATAGCTTTCGAGGTGGAGATATTCTGGACATAGAGGAGTATCACGATGGAAGGTATGGAGCGCCAGGCTTAAAGAGGATGAAAAGAAGAAAAGCCACAAAAGAAGATATGCTCCGAGTGAACAAATGGAACAAAGAGAAAAGATGCAGACAAAGGTTGCTGCAGCATTTTAAAGAAACAGATCTGTTCCTAACATGGACCTACAGCATAGAAGAACGACCTCCCGATATGCAGGCGGCCTTGAAAGATTTTAGACGGTCGATAGCAAAAGTCCGAAGGGCGTACAGAAAAAGAGGATACGAATTATTTTGGATCCGCAATATAGAACAGGGAACAAAAGGAGCATGGCATATACATCTGATAGTAAACGAAATCGGAGATTCGGCCAGCATCGTCCAGAAAGCCTGGGATCATGGAGGCACATGGATTACAGAAATCAAGAGAAGCAAATTTTATGACGAGGATTTCATGAAACTCGCCTGCTATATGACCAAGGACAAGAACACAACCGAACAGAAAAAAGATGGAACAGAAGGAAAACCAAGAATAAAAGAATCTAGCTATAACACATCAAAGAATATGCCTCTGCCGGATCCGCATGAGGACAAGCTCCGGAGATGGAAAAAAGAGGTGAAGCCGAAGAAAGGTTACTACATAGCGCGTATCTGGGAAGGAATAAATCCGAAAACCGGATATAAGTATCGGAGATGTACGATGATTCGATTGAACAGGAGGATTTAAAATGCTGATTTTAGACAGAACAAGCGAAAACAAACTGGAAGAGCTGGTATTAGTATCTCGAAAACTCAATGGAGTATTGAGAGAAAACTACCCGGGAGTACATAAGATTGAACCGGATCGCGCCGCTCTGCTGTGGTGTGCAATCGATGATGAAATTAAAAAAAGACAGAAGCAGATCGACAAGATTCTTGCGACGGAGAGTGGAGCAGAGCAGATTGTACTGCGAAGAGCCTGCAGAGAGCTGAAGAAAGAATATGATCAGTACAACCAGCTCATGGAAGAGGTCTATAATGAAGAATTACTTCCGGCCACTATTCCGGAACTGCTGATCAGCTCTGTACAGAGGGCAACACTGGAGATGCAGGAAATCAATAAGAATCTGCAGCATACGAAAGAGGCAATGAAACCATATGTTTAGAGTAGATATTTACATAGTCACAAAATGCAGTTCCAACAGTAAAACACTGGGAAAATATGGATTCGTCTGCACCTGTGCAAAGAAGTCCGGAGAGGTTGGAAAAATCCAAGACATCGGACAGATAAAAGGCACACGACATGAAACGGAAGTAAAGGCAATCACAGAAGCATTGAGCCGCCTGAACCAGTCCTGCGAGGTCCATATTCACTGTGAGGACACATTTGTGGTAAACATGATCGATTATCACATACATGAGTGGGCCGGAAACGACTTCCGGAAAGTTAACGGAAAGCCGATCGCCAACGCAGAAGGATGGCAGAAGCTCTGGAAGAAGATGCAGGGGCATTTGATCAGGATGGAAAAGGGACGACATGCATACAGCAACGAAATTAGAAAAATAATGGAGGATACATAGATGTTTGATAAATTTGGAGAATTTGACTCTGCTGAGGAAATCAACAGGGCGGCAGCAGCACAGTTAAAAGAAGGAGATCTGGACGCTATCAAGACAATAGCAGAAGAAAATGGCTTAGATCCGGAGGACGCAGAGGATTTTTGCACTGGTGTAATAGATTCTCTGACTACTCCATTACTGGCAGCAATCGGGAAATTGGAAATGGAATCAAAAGATTTAGGACTCAAAAACATGATGGAAGACTGGAAAAACTTCCTGATCCAGATGTGTGAAGAAAGTGACCAGATGGCGCAAGCCGTACGTAAGAAAGGAAAAAGTCTTGAAAAATGTATGGCACAGATATTAAAAGTATCGTTTGAAACGAAAGCACAACTGGATGATAGAATCGTACGGGCAGCAGGCTTAAAACCACCTATCTATCTTGGAATTCCTGGGAAAGCACAGATTAGAAAAATTGCAGAAAAATATTATAAGGGTGAAGAAAAATGAGAACATACAAAGGATTCACGGAAGATCTGAAAGCAACCTACGGGAACGGAATCTTCCAATACGAGCCTGGAAAAACATACAGGGAAGAGAAAAGTAAAACCAGAAGTACAGGCTTCCATGCTGCAGAATATCTCCCGGACTGCATGATGTGGTACGGGCTGAACGATAAAAGCCGGTTCTTCTTGTGCGAATCAGGAGGAAGTATCGATGAAGAGGACGGCTGCTCCATGGTAGTATCCACGGAATTGACGCTGATCAAAGAACTGGATCTGCTGGATATCGCCGGCCACACCATGATGTACATGGTCGAGCACCCGCAAAGAAAATGGATCAGTACGGTGGGTGGAGTGATGATCACGAACGATGCTGCATATACAAAAACCGGTACACTGCTTGCAATAGCGAGAGGAGAAAGACCAATCGTATACGGGATTGAGGGAACGGCAGTCGGATGGATCCTTGAGAGTGAAGGAAACATTATAGCGGCCAAAGTTGGCGTAGTAGGGCAGAGCGGAATCAAACCGGGAGTAAAATATACGATCACAGCCAACCGGGAACTCGTGGAGGTGCAAGATGAAACGGAAAGCAATTGAGAAGATAGAACCAGCAAAGACCAGGAAAAAAGGGCATATCGCGACAGTCCAGACATTAGACGATATTGCAATCATCAATGTATTCAATGACAAGGTCCTGACAGTGAGATACTGCATCAACTGCAAAACAGGAGAACACGAATATTGGACCGAAAAGAATGGCTGGAAGAAAGGAAAACTCATAACAGCAATAGAAGGAAACTGGTACGAATGGGTATGGATGAAACATGCCTATAAGTACCCAAAGATTGATACCGAGGAAGACAGGAAGAGATTATTAGATATCACTGCAGACAAATATTGCACAAATGATGTATGGAGCCGCATAGATCACATGGAATACAGTTACGATTACGACATCCGGCAGACTGCAGAACATAACAGAAGAGCGAAGATAAATAATTTCATGAACAAAGCACCGGTACTTCCTAAAGACGTAGATCAATGGTTTTTCGAACTGGCAGCAGGCAGGGACTACATGATTAAGAAAAAGAAGACGGAAAGCTTTGGATGTACAGCATGCGGAGGAAGATTCAGCAGATCGCGATTGACGCCAATAGACCCACTAAAAAAGAGAGTAAGCCATGATTGTAGTGTGAAATGCCCGTTATGCGGAAAAATTGTACAGGTAAAAACAAGAACAGATCATATCACAGCCCCCCCTGAGAGCTTATATAAACTTGATAAGATCGACGAAACGGCAAGTGTATTAAGAATTTTCCGTGTAGATATCGGATGGGAATATGCAAGACACTGGGTAACAATTGATGAAGAGATCCGGATTGTGATATATAAGCAGGAGCTTTTTAAGAGCAATAGGTATGATTACAAGATTTTTTACAATATCCCATGGGAAGGATGGCACAAAAGCAACAATCTGAACTACCGGGCAAGAGACGGCTATATGTACCCTGGGGATTACAGTGAAGTACTGAAAAACACAGTGTACAAGGATGCCATCAGGATCATAGAATTCCTGGCAGCAGCCGGTTGGAAATTAAACTACAACCGTCTGCTATCCGGAGTATATCAGGTAAAAGGTTACGCAGAAAAGATAGAATATCTGGCCAAAGGACGGTTCCGGAATCTTTTAAGAGAAACTGTTGCATGCACGGAATATCCGGGATGGAACATGGCATACTACGGACCATTAGACATAAGGGCAAAGAACATAAACAAAATGTTCTACATCAACGATCGGCAAAAAATCAACCGGATCCGTGACGAAAACGGTGGAAATGAAATGGTTCGCTGGATGCAATATTCAGACGAAACAGGAGAAAAGATACCGACAGAAACTCTGAGATGGCTGCTGAGATGCGGACTTGGGCCAGAGAATATTAGATATCATGCCGGAAAGTATCTGAGCACTACACAGCTGATGAATTACATCCGCCGGCAGCAGAAAGAACAGTATCCGGGATTCACGGAAGAAGCTGTCCTGGAGCAGTACAACGACTATCTGAGCATGTGTAAAGCATGCAACAAGAATATGCAGGACGAGCTTACATATCGGCCGAGAGAGCTGAAAAGACGGCACGATGAAATTGTGATCGATAAACAACAGATGGATATTCTGAAAGAAATGATGGCAAGCCAGAAAGAAAGAGAGCAATATGCTCAGGAAATGCGCGAGAAGTACCAAACAGCTGAGAAGACCTTACATGAGATCAAAGAGCGCTATGAGTACGAAAACGAAGAATACAAGATCATCGTACCGGAATCACTGGTAGATATTGTAAAAGAAGGACGTGCCCTGCATCATTGCGCCGGCAGCAGTGAACGGTATTTTGACCGAATTGAAACAAGAGAAACCTATATCTGCTTCTTGAGAAGAAAAGAACAGGAAGGCGTGCCGTTCTACACGATTGAGGTAGAACCATCCGGAACGATCAGACAGCACAGGAGTTACATGGACGAAGAACCAGGTATCGAACAGATCAGAGATTTCCTGAAGGAATGGCAGAGGGTTCTAAAGAAACGATTGACAAAAGCAGATAAGGAGCTGGCTAAGATCAGCAAAGAAAAGCGGAATGCAAACATTGAAGACCTGAAAGCAAAGAATAATACAAGAGTCCTGCAGGGACTGGCAGAAGACTTCATGGACGCAGAAGAGATCGAAGAATTATTAGAAAAGGCGGTATAAGATGGACGAGCTTATAAATTACAACGGGTATGAAGAGTTTAAACAGGCAGTAAACAGAGTATTAAACAGAACGGTGGAGGACTTTGTCCTCACCGGCTATCTGCTGAAACAGGCAAGAGATACAGACATTCTGCAAGGTTCCGGATATGCAGATGAAAAAGAATTTGCCTGGAACGAGTACAAACTGGATGCCTCTCAGGTATCGAGATATATAAAAATCAACGACAAATTTTCAGAAGGTGGCTATTCCCCGAAACTGCAGGACCAGTATCAGGGGTTCGGTTATGCGAAACTTGCATTAATGTTGACACTTCCGGAAGAAGTGGTAGAAGAATTGACACCTGCATACAGCAAAACAGAGATTCAGGCAGTAAAAGAGGAAATCGAAGAGGAAGAGAAAATCACAGATATCGAAGTAATCCTGGAAGGACAGAAGGAAGAACAGAAAGACCTCGGCAACCTGGAGAAAGCATTGCACCAGATATTCCATGATGAACCGGAATTATATAAAACCATGCACGAAACAGTACGGACAACCTGCGGGATCAAATATCTGCAGGAAGTGCTTGCACCGGATGGAGATAAGATCTACAGCACCCGTATTCAGGGAATTGGCCGAATCATGCTCTATATGCACGAATCCAAAGATATTACATTACATATGGTCCGGTCAGGAGATAAAAAGTTCTATTCCTGGGACGATGCATTGAGCTACTGCACAATGATCACAGACGGCGAAGATGCGGAAAAGACCTGGGAAGAGGTGTATGGAGAAGAATTCCCGAAAAAAGAAGAAATTGCACCGGTGCAACCGAAAAAGAGAAAAGAATCCAAGGTGGTAAAAGCGAAGAAACCAGAACGGAAACCTATAAAAACGGAACGCCCAGCACCAAAAACGGAACGCCCAGCACCAAAAACGGAACGCCCAGCACCAAAAACGGAACGATTGGAAACAAAACCGGCAGAACCACAAACAAAACAGCCGGATCCACCGACAAAAAGTGAGGAAATACTTACAAAAGATGAAAAAAAACCAACTGAGACACCTGACACCACTACAGTACCTGCAGAAGCAGAAGAAAAAGAACCGGAAAAGACAGAAGAAACTCCGGAAGTAAAATCCGAGTTTCAACAGGAAAATACTGATGAAACTCAGATTCCGGGACAGACAGAATTAGTCAAAGATTTCCCTGAATACTGTCCGCCGGATATGAATACTCCGGAACAACAGGATCAATCAGAAGTCAAGCCGGCATACGCCACCAGAAGATTATATATATCCTCTGTCGATGCCGATGCGGCAGCAGAATACATGGGAAAAGCCATGGAAAAGGTTATACGCAATATGCCGGGAGTAAGTTTCGGAGTCTTGACGAAGGAATCATTCTGGAAAGAATTCTTCGAAACCGAGGTTGATCGGAATGGAGCTGAGATTGAATGTGTGAATTAATGTTCCCGAAACCAACCAGGAAGAAAAAAAGGAAACACCACCCAGCTCCGATCGTAGACACAGTAAAAGGTGAATGCTTCCTGTGCCGACTGGAAGGCATCCGCCGGCAGCAGTACACGGAAGAACACCATGTGTTTTATGGAGGTGGATTGAGAAGAGTAAGTGAAGAGAACGGCTTTAAAGTCTACCTGTGCCCAGCTCATCATAAAGACGGACCAAGAGCCGTACATAACTGCAGAGAGACCAGAGAGCTCTTATGCCGGATCTTCCAGAGGAAGTACGAAGAAACCCACACGAGAGAAGAATTCAGGGCATTAGGGATAAAGAATTATTTGGAGGAGGATAAAGATGCACATAACAGTAAAACAGGGAATCGATAACTGCTATCTGGCACACCAATATGAGCATCCAGGATACGAAGAAGATAGATGCGCTGGCTTGCGAACGTGCAATGGTGGAGGAGAGCCGATAGACAAATGTAAGAAATGCGCTCTGTACTATGGGAACAGAGAACTACAAGAGGTGATGAGATGAGACTGATAGATGCCGATGCAGAAATAAAGAAAATTGAAGAAGAGATACAACACACAGAAAAAATAATTGAACAATGGAGATCAAGAAAAATACCAAGCAAAAATCTATATGACATAGATAAAAATATCCGGAAGCTTGAGAGAAACATAACGGATTGCAAAATAGAAATTCGGATACTGAAAAATTATACTACAGCATACGATCCGGACAAAGTGATAGAAGAATTGAAAGATAGCACCGTAGAATTTGAACTGTTTGGAACGTGTTCGGATTACGTAGAAATAAATCATGCGATTG